TGCGCCTCAAATATAGTATCGAATTTACTCATTTAAATTATTTATTGTTTTTAGCCATTTTAAATTAAATAATTATAGATGGCTCTTAAATTAGATATATTAAAAGATGTAAAGAATAAGAACAGCTTTCGTTCCTATTCGTATGCAGATTTACATCTAGATATTGATTTAGATGCAAAAACACCTGATACCCCTACGGGTGCAGAAAAAAACAAGCAAGACCTTAAAATCGACTATGATGAAAAAGCTATTTACAACTCTATTAGTAATATTTTTAATACAAAAAAAGGTCAGAAAATTCTAAACCCGACTTTTGGTTTAGATCTTGAACAGTATTTATTTGAAAACGTTTCTAAAGAAAACGGTCAAACTATAGGGCAAACAATATATGAAGAGTTAGCTTTGTATGAGCCTCGTATAGTTGTTAACGATGTGAGGGTAGTTGCTCGACCAGACAATAATGAATACAAAATTACCATCTCAATAACTATCCCGTCGTTAAATAATAAAAAAGGAACAGCGTCTGGATTATTAACAACACAAGGATTTAATTACTCATAATTATGGCAAACTTTACAGAATTTAATCTACCAACAAATGCGTACACTGGGTTTGATGCTCAGAGTCTCAGAGATCTGATCATTGATAGAATTAATAACGACACGACAATTAATTTTACTGATCAAAACTTTGAGGGTAGTAATATTTCTGCCCTTATAGATATAATTGCGTACTCATATCATACATTACTTTTTTACTTAAATCAAACTAGCTCTGAAAGTAATTTTAACGATGCAGAATTGTATGAAAATATTAATCGTATTGTAAAACTTATAGATTATAAACCTGTCGGTAAACAAACTTCAGTATTACCAGTAGAGATTAATGGTACAGCAGCTCTTTCACCCGGTTACTACACTATACCTAAATTTGCATTTACATCAAGTCAAGGCAAAACATTTACCTTCACCAGAGATGTAACATTCGAAAAGATTACATCTAATGTTGAAACAATTTCCGCTATTGGTAATCAATTAATGTATGAAGGTACATTACAAGAATATCCTGTTATTACCCCTATTGGTGAAAAATTTGAAGTAGTAAATTTATTACCAGGAGGGAACACAATAATTGATCACTTCAATATATATGTTTATGTTAAAGAGGTGAATGATGGTAATAAGTGGTACGAATGGACAAGAGTACCTTCGATATATCTCTCTAAACCAAACGAACGAAATTTCGAAATTAGATATAACGAGAATAAAAACTATGAGTTAAAATTCGGTAATGGTGTAAATAGTAAACAACTCAATCAAGGAGATCAAATTGCGATCTACTATCTTAAGTCTTCTGGTACAGATGGAAAAGTGACAAAAAACACTTTTAACAGCAACTCGTTAAATATCTATAATACCAGCCAGTATACTGATATATTAACCGATACTCAAGACACCTCATTAAACTTTCTAACTATTGAGACTGTTTTGAATACCACTGTGAGTAATACTGAAGATAGTACTGATTATGGAGAAGAAGAAAATTCCGATGAAATAAAACAAAATGCACCAAGATTTTTTAGTTCAGAATATAAATTAACTACTAAAGACGATTATAAGAGCTTTATTGAGAGGAATTATAAAAACCTAGTGTATGATGTAACTGTACAAAATAATAGCGATTACACAAACGACTACCTCGCATACTTGGATAAAGAATTAGGGTTAACTGACTACACCTTAGAGACTAATGCATTATTTAATCAATATTTCTTCGCAGATAGTTCTGATGCGAACAACATTTATCTAACGATTGTTCCTAATTTGAGGAAGAATAAATCAGTTGTGACAAGATCAAATTATCTTTCTAATGCTCTAAAAGAAAAAATTAGAACTGAAATTGCAGAGTACAAACTACTTAATAGTGAAATTGCTTTTATAGACCCAGTATATTTAAACTTAGACCTTTCATTAGTATTTTCAGGAGAAACAAACAAACTTAGATATAAAGATAGTACGCAATTAGTTATTACAAAAGAAGCACGAACGTTAATTAACGAAGAAGATCTTAAAAGTAAAGTATATGGTACGATTACTACATATATTAATAGTTTAAAACTTGGAGCCACTGTTGATGTCAGATATTTAAATAACGAACTTGAAAAAATACAAGGGATAGAAAATATAGAAACATTACGAACAGATATAAATAGAAGCGTACCTGGTCTTTCCTTTTGTGTGTATAATCCAATATATAACGGAAAGGATAAAAAGGTATTTGACACCCGCTGTAAGCTTAAGCCATATCAAATACCTTATATTGAGAGCCCAACAGCATTCAAAGATAAAATTGTAATTAAATCTTTAGTCACTAACAAACGAGTAGTTGAATATTAATGAGCGTCGAAGAAAAATGTCCATTAAGTGTACCTGTACCGATTTCTCTCACGGTGAATACATCCGGGTCGGTACCGTCACCTGTTAACAACTCTCACAGTCTTTCTGCTACTCATAGCGGTTTCACTCGTATAAGTGAGTTTACATTTACATCTAACCTTACCGGGGATAACGGTTCTATTCAAAACCTATTAGACCCACCTATAACATCAACTCTTGCTGTTTGGGATTTTGGAGACGGTCATACCCTTAGTGCAAAAAATACACCAACAACAACACACACATACAATGTACCTGGTATATACACAGTATCGGTTTATTATTATGATCTAGATGGTTCTGCATATTTTAACACACTAACAGAAACTGTTTCGGTATATAATTATGTAGAAACATCAATCAAACTTTCTAATACAGAGGTTGATAGTGTATCTGGAGCATTTTTTACAGCTGGTAGTACAAATGATGTAGGACAAATATTTCATACTTCTGTATCTGCTTCATGGCAAGACACTACAGTAACCGATACAATAACAGGTACAGAGGATTTTACGTTATATACAGCAGCGAGTGGTAGTAAGTCAAAACCATATGACACAAAAAACAAATATGCCCACTTAATACCGTTTAACGCCTTTTATAATAGGTCTGGTGCAAAAAATGATCGGATTGATCATACTGGTGTTAATATAAAATTAAGTAAAAGAAACTACGCAATTGACCCAACTGATAATAAAATTAAATTAGTTGCAGAAAGCTTTATAGACGAGCTTACTGGTCTCGGTGTAAAAACCTACATGTTGGGCGCTACCACTGAGCGAGACTCAGGGGTAAATGATTATGTACCGGGCACTACTATAGCGCTTACTGGAACAGAAACTCTATCAAGCAACAATGTAAAATTAAGTTATTACGACGATACACCAAATATTAATCCAGGAGTTCAATTAATTGTCAAGTTAGATCTCAGCAAGCATAAAATTAAAAACTTTTATGTTGATAAAATAGAGACTGATATCAATGGTAGTGGTCAAAACTTTTTAGAAACAGGCGGTGGTGCTCTTAAAAATTATGCCGGTATATTAGTTAAGGTTACTAAACCTGCTCCCGATTTTAGCGATTTATTCTCCTTTACTTCTACTGGTATGAAGCAAATGTCAGCTATTGATTACAAAAGACAAGGAGACAAATTTCAAGTATTTGTAGGTGTACAAGATAAAAATAAAAACATATTAAAACACTACCCGATTTTTTTAAGAGATACCACTGGTAGTATAGGAAACCTTACAAGTACAGATAATACGTTTTACTTCAACTGGGCAAGTGGTGGTCATTTACATACAACAAATTTAAGTAGTATAAGTACAAATAAATTTCCATATAACACTACGACCAACAATACTGAGCTGAGTAGTTTTGTTTATTTGAATATTGACCCACTTAGTGCAGGAACATGGACGTTAAATGTTTCTGCCCATATAAGTTCTCTCGACGCCGGTACTACTGCTCTTTCTGGTTTTGGTAACACAGGTGGTTGTGTAGGAACAGGCAATCAACATTACACAGGATCATATACATTTACAGTCTATCCGTCAACAAATGATGTAGAATTTTATTTACAAAATGAAGATATAAATTATTCTGAAGTAATAAAAAGTTATAGGTTCCAGTCATTCATGCATGAATATGATAATTTATTTGACGGAATATTTACATCTTTTGTCGGTGTCGCGAGCTCAAGCCCTACGACGTTCGGTAAGACTATATTTTCTAAAATTGCAAATTTTGTTAACAATCACAGTGATATTGATTTATGTAAAATAGATCAAATACAATCATTTTATGATTTGTTGAACGAGGATATAGACATATTACTACCACAACCACCTTCTGAACTAAAAAGATTGTATGATACGTTTAGTGTCAAGGTATCTAAATTGTTAGGTAACTATGAACAATTTTCAGAAAATTTAAACTCGAATTTTTATACTTCTTCTGCAAACGGTGTAAATGTTAATTTTACTAACCCTATCACCGCATCTACATACACAGTAACAGCATATACAGACTTCGTTGCAAGACAAAAATTTAATAATGAGTTTTTAATAATTAAACCTCAGAAAGTCGCTACTAAGAATGTTGATGGAAGTTCCTCTGGCGAGTCTAGTACGTATGCCCTATCAACATATAACCTATATAGCAATTGGGGTTGGCCGCTTGATACTACTGTATCAGGGGCTAGTGGTTTATCTGCTTTGTATGATTTTTATCCATATACAGCAACTGATCCAACTTCATCAATTAAAAATTTAGAAGCAAACTTAATTGATTACAACAACTCATATACAACAATAACAAGAACTGCTTCATCTCTCAGCGGTAGTTGGACTAATGATGATGGAATAATGTATAAAAACTTAGATTACCAAATACGGAAAGGACTTAGCATATGACAATAGATTTAAAAACAACTAATCCATTATCATTTGTTGAATGGAAGCAATATTATAATGACACTCTTGGGTCATCTGAATTATCAGTATTATACAATAATTACTTGGTAGATTGGAAAGAGGAGAAACAGGCTAGAACAAATACAAAAAATAATTACACGAGAGATGTATACACTCAGTTTTTAAAAAATCTAACACTTGATACATTAGATACAGAGGTCGCCAGATTTTTAAATGAAATAGATACAGAAGATATCTATGAACTAGAATTAGGGGTACATTATTTTGTAAAAATAATTAGAAATCAATTACTAAGTGTTAAAGAGTTAAGGGATGAAGCTACTTTTAGTACAACTAAAAATAAACTTAAAACATCAAAAGCTGGGATAAAAATATATTTAAAAAATCATATTGCAAAATTATTAAGCAATAAAGATTTTATAACTCAAAACACAGATACAGATATTGAAGATATTAATATATCTAAAATTGCGAACGCAATTGAAGTTGATATAGATCACTACGTATCAGATGAATTTATATATAATATACATCCGATTGATAAAGATCTAGCAAATAATATTGAAAATAGAGTTTTAAGAGAATCTAGAAATATATATCAACTGCTAACAATCAACAAAGACGGTAAGCAATACAAAGTCGAAACAAATAATATATCTACTCCTGCCGCTTTATTAAGTGTAAACGATCCATTTTCTAATTATGAAAGATTACCTGGTAGATATTTTCGTAATGAAATAAAAACTTTAGAGAATTTAAAATTCACTATAGAGAAAAATCTAATTCAAAAATATTTAGCTAACGATATATACAGACTAGTTGGAGATAAGAAAAGCGCTAATGTAGATATATTATACGATAATGTAAACCCGACTAATAACTTAACTCAAAGATATGGTCCGAACCTGTTCGGTGGTATAGTTAATGAGAAAAATACTAACATATTCCCATATCAATTATCCTACAGGAATACCGGAGTTAATAATTTTAACTCTTTTAACTTAACATTTAACATAAATTTATCTAGCTTTAATGGTCGAGAGTATATTATACCCAACCCTCATCAATATGAACCTGGAGTAAAGGCAGTAGGGTACATAAAAGACAAACGAGGGAACATTATTAGTAATATTAAAATAAAACAACGCGCTCCGCTAGTTTTCCAATCAAAGACCAACGTATTTAAAAATCCAGAATATAGTAGTTCAATTAATTTTTATAACAATAAAATTTCACGCAATTTCGGTTATCAAAGTCAAGAAAATAGTTTAGAATATTCTCCCGCAGGTATTAACAAACGAGAAGATAGTATTAGTTTCTGGGAAGACGCAGAAGGCCATATCGACTGGAAGAATACAGACACATACCCAATTAGTGTCTTAAATGTATATCCGGAAAGTCAGCGACTTGATGATCTGCTTATCACAAACAAAACGGGTGTAAAATTACGGAGCGATATATATGGTAATGAGTTTTATTTTGTAAAGGCGGTATACCCGAAGAGAAAAGCAGGAACAGCATATATAAGCAGTGAGTCATCTAGTACAGATACATCATGCACAACAGCAGCTGAGTTCTATGATGGTTTGTATTTTAACCCACTTTTATCCGCGATCTCTGGTGCTAGATACGAATCAGACGGTACGTTGTATGATAGTGTTACTGGAGTCTATGATACGTTTATAGTAAATGATAACACAGAGTGTGATTTAGGATCATTAGCTGGAGAGGGTATATCGTTCTTCGGACCACTTTCAACATACAATTGTACAGACTTACATACAATAGCATTATCTTGCGGTTCTGTTTCTGCGGTGTCTGCAGTAGATGGCGGTCCATTTAAAGAACACCCTGGTCGCTCCGATCTTCTCGTGGAGAATTATTTTACTGACGTTACTGTACCATATTATACAATCGACTCAACTCAAATATATTCTAATATTACTACTACATATGAATCAGCAAGTCTTAATCAACCCACAGCAACTAAATTCCAACTATTCGAACAACAATATGAAGAATATGGGGAAATATTTGTTCGTAATAATTACACACAAGAGGTTAATACATTAAGTGCTGCTTTATCTGGAGTGTTTAACAAACACAGCACTGCAATAAAAAATAGAGTACTATCAGCAACCAACGCTATACAAGATTTTGATATTATAGAAGATACGATTTATGTACAAACAAGTGCAGAAACGATAACCGAAAAATACATTTTTAAGGATGGGGTATTCAAAAATAATGCCGGGTCGAAATCTGTAATTACTTAGTAAATAATTATATGCCTTTTAGCACAAAACAGTCTGATATATTTTACAATGACGAGACGAAAGAAATGTTCGTTTGCGCTGTGAGTGCTATTACTGCGGCAAGATGCGAAACAGGGGATACTATATACGGGGCTTTACCTATAATATATAAAATAGATAAAGACACAAATTACAAAAAAACAGTATACCCTGAAAATTTAAATACATTTGAAACTGATGATAATTCAGATCTATATAGACTAACTCCTCCTTGCCCGGTAGAAGACCTCAATTTTGATTCTATAACAAAACCACTAATTAATTTTAATAAAGACACATCAAGATACTCTGTAACTTTTCTAGGTCGGTTTGCTAGTGATGTAGATGGTTTAGTAGTTAATAACTATATCTTCGAAGATATAAACAGTAAGTTACATTTAATAACAGCAAAGTCTTTATTACCACAAAATTCTTTATCTGCGGCAAATGGACGATTTACGTTTGATGGTGGTTATTTAAATACTAATTTGTATATAGGCGGTAATACTGTTCGTAACCAAAATGCTTCTTGGTTTAATCCAGTTGACGGAGAAGAAGTAGAACGATCTCCAAACTATATGGTCACTCCTACCCACGTAGAAAGTACTAGCGCATTAGGTTTTAACTTAATCCAGGACTATACAGATTCAGCCTTTGATGCATTAACTGGAGATAAAAATTTCCCATTAATGTATAGCGGTGGTTATATAACTATTAATCCAAAGTATACAGCTTACGACCCACAACATACTATAAGAATAGATTTTCGAGCAAGAAGTTTTACTGTTCCTTCTCCTACTGCTTATGGGAGTACTCAAACAGTAGGTAATAGCGCGTCAAGATGGATCCAACAATACTCTCCTACAGGTCCTGGAGAAGGTTTTTGTGTATATTTGTTTGAACAACCTCAAAAAGACCGGTATGTAGTACCTAATGGGGTTGCATCTACTCTTGGTTATAGTCCTGCAGATTTTAACGCAGTTGAAGTAGCGGGCTCTGCCCAAACAACTGTAGGATTATTTGAAAGAAACAACTGGAATCCATTTATAGAGAAGTACGGTTGTGTTGGAGACGGACAACCAGCAAATAGTTTTTTGGGGATTGGTTTTGATATAACTGGTAATTTTGGTAACACTACAGAAGACAAACCTGGATGGTTTAATACAAATACAAAAACCCCAGCACCGTGTTCAGTGTCAATAAGAGGGAATAGATTTACTAACAACCAATTGCTCACATCTGTTGATCTTTCTGCTGTTCCTGGATCTACCGCTATACCATTACATACATCTGCTGCAAATGCAGTATTTGTGGATTATAGAGTAGATCTAACTAACAAAGGAAATAGATTAACTGTTTCTCATAAACTTACTTCAAGTGATACATACAATACAATATTAGATTTACGCCTTAATAAAATACAAGGCAATTATACAAGCGGCAATACATCAGGAATTATGTATAACCCTTGGTCTGGATTTAAAATAAGTAATGATGAATATCCATTATTGAGCGTTGGCTTGTCGTTTACAACAAGTACTAAAGTAAGTCAATTTGAATTACATTCTTTTGAAGTCAAAGGTGTTAAAGTACACAATCCGTGGGACGAAGAAGAAGAATTAGAAGAAAATACAAATACTAAAGACCGAATAAATTATATCAATAAATCGTCTGAAAACTTACGAGAAAGGTTTACAAATAAGGCGCTGACCGAAAACGTAGATCTTGAAATGGTTGTCCCAGCAAAGAACCAAATCGCATACGAAATAAATGAAGAAAACAATACTGCAGAAATAACTCTATGCGATGTAAACGAATCTACTACGTTGGAAGAAGAAGTTAACGTCAAATATACGGGTATAAAACCTGAAAAAATTGATACAATAATCCGGGCAACTGAGCGTGGAGTTCTTGCTCCAGAAATTGGTGGTGGAAGTATCTCCCGAACTAGTCAAAATACACAAGAGAAAACATATGGAGTGCCTACTGATCTCGTTGTTCCGTCTGAGCCGATCGCAAACTTTTTACCATCCTTCCAGAAACGAATATTAGATACTGGGGAAGTGAGATTAACTATGGGAGGTAATAAAGGATGGGTACCTGTTTGTTACTTAGCTGGAGACCGCGGTCAGTTAGGATTGCCTGTAACCTATTTAGTAACTAACTCATCTAACAACTTCAACGGACATCTTTTCGATCCATTAATATATAACGATAGAGAATATTGTGTATATATGAGAGTTAGACAGAACGGATTTGACACAGATACTAGAGTATATTATACCGACGATTATGACGAACTTGAAAGGCTGTTTATCGAAGCTATAGAGACAGACTTTAATGCAAATGGTATCGCGAATTATACTAAAGTATGGGAGTTAATGCCTATGGTAGAAACTTCAGATAACCCATGGGAAGGTAAAATGGAACAATGGGAAGGTACAGACGGAAGACCAGATTGGAACTGGGTCAAAGTCGGTTCCTTAGATGACGCTGCTGAGAAATATGCAGAAGGGAGAGGAGTATGCCGCTACGCACCTGAACAAAGAGATGTAGCAAACGATTATGACGGAGATGGAATTTTAAATGAATTCGATCCAGATTACCTTGATGGTACGAGAGATGGAATAGCAGATACTGGATCTGGTAATACCGATGGTGAAACTGGTACCGGTGGTAGTGGAGAGGGTGGCGGAGAAGAAGACGATCAACAAATTTCAATTGATTAATGAATACAACGACATACACAGTAACAGCAACACCTAGTCCGTTCGGAGGAACGAAGACTAAGTCTAAATCTATCACTGGTACTAATGACGTTACATTCGACTTTGGTGGCTTAAGTAGCTATGATGCAGCTGCAGGTGGTAACTATCGCATCAATAAAGTTATAGTAGACTTTGATGATGGTCAAGAACTAGTAATAAATAGACCTCTTTCAGCCTCTACAATTCCATCTTTATCTAGTCATACATTTACACATACAATTGAAAGTGATTTTACCGATCTTGCAACCCGGCATGTATACTTTACAATATACAGAGATGATCAAGAAGTAGATGTTATAGATTTAAAATTTACTGTAGAGAGAGCACCAATAACAAAATATGATAATGTTAATTTATTAAAGACAGACTACTTTAATGATGATAAAAATGATGAAAAGTTGTTGTTAACATTTATTAATAAAAACCCTGAAGTATTGGGTTTGAATCTATTAGATGTAGGATCAGAGGCTGATGTATATGATCCTGCTTTAGCAACTAGTCAGGGAGTAAGTGCCGAATCATTTAATGTTGGGTTTACAACCGAGTACATACAAACTCAAGCATCTCAGTCTAATACTGCTGGTGGTGTACAGGTAAGTCTTACTGATATTATTAACCCAAATACAGGGCTACCTAAAAATAACGGTTCTATAAGTCTAAAATATAGAACAAGAGCGGCTGATCCAGATAATCAAAGCGCGGTTAATTTACCTAACAACCCGTCTTTGTTCTACATACCATTAACTGCTAATTCTGGTTTCATGCATTTAAGTGGTTTCTTAACTTGGAACTGTGGAGATTTACTTAAAGATGTAGACTTATCAACTAAAACAATTACAATACCGCTTGTTGATATTGTAGGTACAAGAGTTTCTTTAGGAGATTATTATTTTACTAATGTTAATACAGGTGTTGGAACATCTGTAATGGGCCTCGCATCAGGTGGTTATTTTTATGTAGATTTATATGATGTATCTGGATGTGACTCAATAACAACACAAACAAGTACAATTACAGCGTTTGTAAATTACTAATAGGAATTAAATAATTATATG